CAGCAGCAGTCTCTGGAGGCAAATCATTTTATCGTGCCAAAGGATTTAAGACTTATGGTTATCTCAATGGTAGGTATGGAAGCACTCTAAATTCCGACATGTATAGATATGATTTTTCCACAGAAAGTTCTAGTTCAATACCCGCTAAAGTACATACACCATCAGCATATCTTGCAGCAGTTTCTAATAATTTTTATGGATATTATGCTGGAGGAAATCCGTCTAACGTAATTACAAGATTTGATTTCTCTAACGAAACTGCAAATAATTCCCAAAATAATTTGCCAACATCCAATAATACTATGGGAAATTTGTTCAGTAATTCTTATGGATATTTTGCTGGTGGTCCTAACAATTGTACAATTGTAAGACTTGAATTTTCTAGTGAAACTGTAAGCCTTCCTGGAAAAAATTTATCAGAAAATAGATATAGAGGAGCATCAATTTCAAATAATTCTTATGGTTATTTTGGTGGTGGTTATGTTTTTCCATCTCCTTCATATTATTGTTCTATCAGAAGACTTGATTTTTCTACAGAAACTATAAATGCTCCAGGAAATGATATGACTTTTAGTTCTGGATGGATAAAAGCAGTTGGAAATAATTCTTATGGATACTTTGGTGGTGGTTATAATAGTCCACCACTTTTGTATAGATGTAATATTTGTAGATTAGATTTCTCTAATGATACTGTATCTGATTCTGCAAATAATTTACCATCTATAAAATATAGACATGGTGGGTTATCAAGTAATTATGGTGGATATTTTACTGCAGGAACTAATTATTGCACTATTTTTAGACTTAATTTTTCCGATGAAACACTAACAAGTGTTCCTGATTTTGGTTCACCTAGTGCATTAAATACAATAGCAGAGGTTGTAAACTCAAACTAAATAAAGCATCCACATTATTCTATTATGAATGATATTCTTGCTAATGTTTTGATTCAACCTAAAGTTGTTACACCAGAAGGGTTAAAGTTTTTAACTGATTATATGAGACAATCTCATAAAGAGAGAATGTCTGTTTTTGATGCCGAAAGAAGTGATAAAACAAGACAGAGAGAATCAAAAATAGATAAGTCAGTAAGAGATGTAGAGTGTGCTGACTTAATTCCAGTCTTTCCTCAAGTTAAAGATTTACTTGATAATGTAGTAAAAAATGTGATTAATCCTTTCTATGGATTTGAGGTAAGAGATAGTGAAGAACCACAATTACTTTGTTATAGTCCAGGAGGACACTATAAACCTCATAATGATGGAGAAGGTTTATGGACAAATCCTGATGGAACTCAAGTATGGAAGAAGACAATAGACAGAGATATATCTACTGTACTTTTTTTAAATGATGACTTTGAAGGTAGTTATTTTTCTTTTCCAGATTTAAGAATTAAAATTAAACCAGAACCAGGACTTCTTGTTTGTTTTCCATCATCAAGATGGTATACACATATGGTAGAACCTGTTACTTCTGGTAATCGTTATACTCTTGTAACTTGGATGAGAGTCAAAGGATTCAAGACAAAGGATGAGGTTGATAAAGAGATTGCCGATAAATACGGTATAGAGGTTTATTAAAAAGATGTCTCAATTAGTTAAGCATTATTGGATTAATCGTGATACTGATGCATGGGCAACAGACACTCGTTTTGGTTTGATGATGCCAAATATTAGAGGATTGGAAACTCAACATCAATTAATAGACCAAAATGACATTCCATTTTTTCTATCACATGTTCCAGAATATTTTCAGTATGAGATTACAGTAGGTAGTAATGAATTGGAAGATTATCAAAATAATTCAAACATTACTATTGTAAGCACTGCCGAGAGACAGGTTGAAGAAGAAATTATAAATCCAGAATCTCCTGATCAACCAACTGAAGATTTTCATACAGTAACAGTTTATGATATAGTTTATAGAGAACCATATGTTCTTCAAGAATCTGAAGGTCTTTCAATACTAACTCAAGAGCAATGGGATAATGAAATAACTTCTTTTGATAATTGTCAGAAAGAAAAAAGATATAATATTCTCAGAGTTAATCGAGATAAAATGCTTAAACTTACCGATTGGATGGTGACAAAAGAATTCGAGCAAGGAAATACCTTAGATGAAGATTTTAAAACTTGGAGACAAGCATTAAGAGTACTTCCAAATTCTGATACTTTTCCAACCTCATACCCATCACTTCCAGTTAATTTGCAAGGTAATGAGGAGTTGGTGAAACTAACAACTACATTTGATCAAGTAAGAAGTATTAATATGATTAATGATCCTCTTCCACCACTTCCAGAAGAAGAATCACCTGCTCAATAATTCATAACACTTTTGATTTTTATCATATGCATATTCTGCACAAGGACCATTTTTTCTTACAAAGTGCAGAAAGAGTTGCATAAATCTGTCATTTGGATGAGTTCTTAATGGACTTCTCCAATGAGGAACATCTATTCCAAGATAAGCAAGTCCACATCCTACAGGTGTAACTACAGATTGTTTGTTTCCTTCTAAATCTTTAAGTTTAATAGGCCAAGCAGCATCTCCACAAATATTCATCGTTACTGATATTTCACAAGATGGTCTATCAGTATGACAGTTCATCCATCCTTTATTATGATATGTTGTAGAGAACCAATACGAAGGTATGAGTTCTTCACCAACTAAATTCTCTAGGAGTGGTTGAATTCTTTTCATTACAAAAGCACATGCCGGTGGAGCATAGCATGTTAATACATTGCCTCTTTCTGGATCAAAGTGTGTTTTAAGACCTCCAAGATCTCTTACAGCCCCAGTTAAGTTCTTATATTTAATTTGTATTGCTTCTTCTTTTGTAATTATATCTGGAATATAATACCAACCTTTCTTTAAAAACGAAGAACTCATAGTTACTTTATAATTATTAATATTATGTATCTTTAACCGGGACAAAGGTAGTCTACTTGGTTTTCTAAGGTTTGTCAAGTTGACATTGGGACCTTATCAGTGCTATCATATATAGTGAGTGTAATGATCAAAGTACTAAATTTAAAAATAATTTTTTGTTATATACGAGCAATTTATGTCTGAAAATTTTGTAAAACTTGCCTTAGAAAATGGTGGATCAATTACCCACTTTTAATTCCATCATCAGAATTGAGGGGACCTGCTATTACGAATCCTTCAATTTATAATGATAACGGTAGAATTATTGCAAACCTTAGGAATATTAATTACACTCTCTATCATTCAGAGAAGAAAAAATTTGAACATCATTGGGGACCACTTGTTTATATTCATCCAGAGGATGATCTCCGTTTACGTACCTGGAATATTGTATGTGAACTGGACGAGAATATGAATATAAAATGGTATCATCATATTGATACCTCCAAACATCCTGATAAAGAACTTTGGGAGTTTGTTGGTCTTGAAGATGCTAGACTTGTAAGATGGGATGGAAAATTATATGCTTGCGGTGTTCGACGTGATCTTGACACCATTGGCACGGGAAGAATGGAGTTATGTGAAATTGAAATTACTGAGAATGGTGTAAAGGAATTAAATCAAAATCGAATTCCTGTTCCAGGACATACTGGAGATGCTGGATCTTATTGTGAAAAAAATTGGATGCCGATTTTGGATATGCCATACCACTTTGTAAAGTGGACTAATGGTACTGAAGTTGTTAAGTATAATATTGAAACTCAAACCACCGATCAGGTATTAGTTAAAAACTGGAGAGATCTTGGATGTATAGATCTTAGAGGTGGATCTCAAGTTATTCCTATGGGAGAAGAATATAGGTTTTGCCTTAATCACGAAACTTATCTTTTCCGTAGTCCAGCGGATAGAAAAGATGGAACGTATCGTCATAGGTTTATTGTTTGGGATAAAAACTGGGATATTGCAAAAGTCTCTAAGCAATTTGCATTTTTAAATGCTGAAGTTGAATTTGCAGTTGGTATGTGTGAATATAATGATGATTATTTAATTACATTTGGATTTCAAGATAATGCTGCTTATGTATTGAGAGTTTCTCAAAAGTTTGTTCAAGATTTTATTTTTGAAGATTAAGTGTATGAAAATTTCTGTAGTTTTTCTCAATCTATTATCCAGAGATGTAATTTTAACTCATGATTTTATCTTAAATGATTTACTAAATGGGTACGAAAAAGATGTTGAGTATTTAAATGCTGATCAAATACACGATAAAAAGTTTGATGTACTAGTTTATAGTTGTAGGCAACCAAATGTTGAAGTTCATTTTGGATATGCACCACCATTTGAAGTAGTTCTAGAGGTTGTCAAAAAAGTAAAACCAAAGATTATCATTCAATTATCGGATGAATTCTGGCAAGAGAATAATAATATCCACAATTCACTTGCAAATCACTGTGAGTTGTTTATAAAAGAGCATTTTCAGTGGAATCAAACATATACAGAAAATACAATTCAAAAGCCTTTAGGATACTTGAATGATTTTCCTGTAGATTTAGAAAATGTAAAACCAATTAATGATCGAAAATATTTTTGGTCTTGGGTTGGTTACTTAAAAGGTGACAGACAAGAAATGATTAATAATTTCTTTCGAATTTGGTACCATATTTTCGCATCTAATGGTGGATTATCTCAACCAGAAATACATGAAATTTATAGTAACTCTAAATTCATCCCTATCGGAAGAGGAAATTCATCTATAGATTGTTGGAGAATTTATGAAGCGATTGTTTGCGGCGCTATTCCAGTCATAGTTTCTTATGATGATGAAATTAAATGGTCTTTCCAATATAAAGAAAAACTTCCTGCAATATTTGCTTCAAATTGGAAAGAGGCTGCAGATAAATGCATACATTTATCTGAAAATCCTCAAGCGATGATTGATAAGCAACAAGAACTTTTAGATTGGTGGAAAAATACCATAGATTATACCCGAGAAAAAATTAAGAATGTGTTTGATAAACATTCTATAACTGCTATATGTTCTTGCAAAAATAGATCCAATGCTTTACACATATCTCTTCGTTCTTGGTTAAACTTCAATGAGATTTCTGAGGTTATAGTTGTAGACTGGAGTTCGGATAAATCGTTAGAATATTTAACATCTTGGGATAATAGAATTAAAGTAATCTCTGTTCCCGATCAAGAATACTTTAATCAACCACAACCACTTAATCTTGCGGCATCATTATCTACAAGTAAATATATTCTCAAAATGGATTGTGATTATATTTTGAATCCGTATTTTAAATTCTTTGATAATAAAGAATATTTGATTGATGATGATTCTTTTGTATGCGGACAGAATACAATTGATATAGGATTTGATCCATATTACAAATATCTGTTTGGTTTTCTGTATGTCTCCAAATCAAACTTTATGAAAATAAATGGATTTTCTGAAAGATTTTGTAAATGGTATGCTTCAGAAGACCAAGATATTATGATGAGATTAGAAAATCTTGGATTGAAAAAACGAGGATTAGATTATGATCATAACGTCATTCATATACCACACTCGGACAAAAAAAGAACAGAAAATTTTGAAGCAAAGGTGACTGAAAAAGGATATGAAGATGATATAAAAGAACGAATGAAGCACAGGGGATTTTCTGGACAAGAACTAGAATGGCAAACTGATTTTTCTTTAGCACAGATGCATGTAAATGTAAATCAAGGATGGTTATCTAAAATGAAAGAAGATTACGTTTGCGCAGACCCAATGACAAAATGGGAAGTAACTGAAGTAAATCCACAGTATTTTATTGCGAAAAAGGTATGACAAAATTAAATAATTTTCCCACATCTTATTACCTGTCTCTCGAAGAATCTACGGAGCGTCAAAAAAATATTGAAAAACAGTTTTTAAATTATGGAATTCATATTAATTCTTTAATATCTAAAAGGTTTTCAGAATCTGAAGATGTTGTTACAGGAGAATACTTATATCAATTAAATTCTGGAACTGCTGGATGTTGTGTTTCACACCTAAAAGCAATTAAAGAATGGTATGATAATTATGATGATGATTATGCATTTTTTTGTGAGGATGATCTTAGTTTAGAGACAATACCTTACTGGGATTTTACCTGGCAAGAATTTATCAATTCACTTCCAGACGATTGGGATGCCGTACAGTTGTTAACTATACGCAAAGATTTTGGAGATTTTAAACTTAGAGAAAGGTATTGGGATGATTGGAGTGCCACAGCGTATATTATCAAAAGAAAGTATGCTAAAATACTTATAGATACTTACATCAAGGGGAATGAGTATTGCTTAGAAATACCAAATTCTTCTGTAATGCCTTTGATCGAAAATATTCTTTTTACAACTCTTGGAAAAACATATACTGTTCCATTATTTGTTGAAGAAACTAGTTTTGAATCTACCTTTTCGAAGGATCAAGACGATGATGTAAATGCGGGGCAAAAAAATAACCATTATCATGCAAATAAACAAGTTTTAGAATATTGGAAAGGTAAATTTATTGATGAAACTATCATGATAAATCAAAACGAAAGTCTTCAGAATCTTATTACTGAATTTTCTTTAGATACTGAAAATGCACTTAATAATTTTAAATTGGGTGTTTGGTATGAGAACAACGGGCATACAGCACCTGCACTATCTTATTTTCTTAGATGTGCAGAAAGATCTGAAAATGAACATCTTGCATATGAGGCATTAATTAGGGCATCATATTGTTATCAGAAACAGGGAACTAGGGATGGTAGTGCAAAATCACTTCTTGAGCAAGCACTCTGTTTAATTCCATCTCGTCCAGAAGCATACTTTCTTTTAAGTAGGTTTGCCGAAGTGAGACAATGGTGGCAAGATTGTTACATTCAGGCCAATAATGGATTGATGTATGCTGATTTTGAATCTCATCCAGATCTGATTACTGATGTAGAATATCCTGGAAAATATGGATTGCTTTATGAAAAATCACTCGCTGCTTGGTGGTGGGGAAAGTCTGAAGAGAGTAAAGAAATTTTATTAGATCTTATAAAAAATTATCCACTGACTAATGAATACAGGTCTAAGGTGGAAAGTAATTTAAGAAATATTGGAGTAGACACTGCAGAATATTTTAAACCAATTCCAGTTATTGGTGTTCCAATCGTAAATGGAATTCATTGGTTGCAAAGATTAATTGACAGTATCGACTATCCCGTTAATGAACTATGTGTTATTAATAATAATGGTAGGGGAGAACTTGACGAAGAATTGGAGAAGTTGTCTAAATCATCACATAGATTTATTAAAAAAATTACAGTTTGCAATCTTCCATCAAATATTGGATGCTCTGGTGCTTGGAATTTAATTATTAAATCTTATATGATGAATCCTTATTGGATTATTGCAAGTCATGACATTGCATTTACTCCTGGATTCTTGGACACTATGGTAAGAACATCTGAAAAAGAAGACGTTGGAGTTGTGAAAGGTAAAGAATTTCAGTGGGATTTATTTTTAATTAAAGACTGGGTAATTCAAGAATGCGGATTATTCGATGAGAATTTTTATCCAGCATATGTTGAAGATTGTGATTATCACATTCGTCTTATGCTGAAAAACATAAAAACAGAATCTCTTGATAATGACTATCTTCATGGTGATGTAGATTACAAAACAAGTGGATCTCAAACTTGGAGAACCGATTTATCTTTAAAAGAAAAGGTTGATTACTCTCACGATTGTAATATGTACTACATTGCAGAAAAGTGGGGGAATAATTGGAGAGATTCTAATTGGGAGTATCATCCACATCAATATCCATATAATAATCCCAGTATCCCAATTACATATACTACATATCACTTAAAATTTGTACGTAGAAAAAATATGGGTTTTTAAAAAACTAATATATAATAAAAATTATACTCTTTACCTCAATTATGAATTTTACAGTTTATTCGAAAGAAAATTGTCCTTATTGCAATAAAGTTAAACAAGTCTTAGAAATGACAAATAGTAGTTTTGTCGTATATACTTTAGACGAAGACTTTAGTAGGGATGAATTCTATTCTGAATTTGGAAATAATACAACATTTCCACAAGTATCTTGTGATGGTAAAAAAATAGGAGGGTGCGTTGAAACGATTAAATTTCTTAAGGAAAAAAAAGCTGTCTAATGCTGACATAAATAACTTTAACCACAAAAAAAATCGTGGATTTGAATTTATACTCACTGGAGGAAAGAAAAAAAGATCTAAACCCTTTGGAATAATTTTTCAAAAACTGATTTGTTTCTTTAATAGAAAAATACAAATATACTTTGAATTTACATTAAATGTGACAAAAAATCAGTAGTTTCTGGAGATAAAAAATGTTAGCAATTAGTTTAGTATTTGGGTCATTCTTGACAATAATGTTTTTTATACTTGGAATATTGGGGGGTTGGGCTGCCAGAGAGTATATGTTAAATTATCAGGAGAGTCCAAAAATGCATCCTGAGTTTTATGATAATCATGGAAATGTTATTCCTGATGAAGTAATTGCCTTTAGATTTGAAAACGATTATGAGCACGAAGACACAGATGACGAAGACACCTACTAAAAAAGTATCAACTAAAAAAGTTGTGGTGTCCGAAAAACCAATTCAAGAATTACCTTCAAATCCTTTTTTGTTTGAAGTTTTATCTCTTGTTGATAAACAAAGATCAACAGTTAAAAAAATTCAAGTCTTACAAAAGTATGATGATCCATCATTGAAAACTATATTAGTATGGAATTTTGATGAGAGTATAATTTCTCTACTTCCGCAAGTAGAAGTTCCATATTCAAATGTTAGTGAACAAAATTCTTTTAGTGGAACATTGAGTGAAAAGATTAATGATGCCGTATATAAAATGGGTGAACTAAATTCCCAATCAATAGGGGCAACTGATCAAGGTAAATCAACTATTCGTAAAGAATATGTAAGATTTTATAATTTTGTAAAAGGTGGTAATGATAGTTTAAGTTCTCTTCGTAGAGAGACTATGTTTATTAATATTTTAGAAGGGTTACATCCTTTAGAATCTGAAATTTTATCTTTAGTTAAAGATAAAAACCTTCAAAGTAAATATAAAATTACTAAGGACTTGGTATCAAAAGCGTATCCAGATATTCAGTGGGGCGGTCGTTCTTGATATGGGAAAGTGTATTAATATTATTCACGTAAATTGTGATCCATCTTTTGCTAATGATAGTTCTTTACCAAGAGATTCCTATCTTGTAACTTATGGTGACAATCACGAGCAGAAGCATGATATTGTTCAGGGGCTCCAGTCTGATATATTTGACGAGTATTGGGACAAATATCGTGATTTTAGGGGAATGAAGTGGACAGAAGGTAAAACTAACCCCAAGATGTGGGGATATAAACCATCTGAAACCAAAAAGCGAAAGTGATTTCAAAAATGCTGGGAAAAAATCCCGGCAATTTTTTTGACCATTAAGATTTTATAAAATTGTATCACATTATACAGTCCGATGTTGCTAAATATGAGCGACAAGGGTTATAATACCCATACGTTCATTCACCATTCTCGAATGGCGAACGCAAGTAAGTCGCGGAACGGAGCGTTCATCCTATGCTTTCATTAGCACTCATCTTTTTTAGTCATGTCCCAGTGGAGAATTATCTTCGCTGTGAAGACTTTAATTGGTTGAGAGAGGGATTAGAAGAGACGACTCTTTTCACTCCTTTTGAAAAGTCTGATATTCTAATCCATTGGATGGAACATACTGACCCAGAATGTTTCCTACCAGAGGCATAGGACGCAAACGACTGAAGGAACGGGATCTTAAAAACATCTCATTTCTTTAGGAGTAAACCGATGAATCTTCTTAACCTTTACAGCAACAACACTTCTTATCGTGGTGTATCTTACGATCCCCATGCCAAGAAGGAAGTTGAAACCCACACCATTCTTGAAACCTATCGTGGTGTCAAGCATGAGGAAAAATTGGAGGTTGCAAAATGAAGAACGTAGTTAAAGCAAATTGGCTCTCTGTCATCAAGGCAAAACAAGTCAAGGAACAAAAACTACACCAAGCGCAACTTTGTATGGCAGGTCACTGTACAACAAAGAGGTGAAAATGGATAACTATGTCTATCATCATGATGACATAGATAAAGATAGCAGACCACCTGCTTGTTACCAACTAACATATAGGGGGTGTAAGTATTGGTCTTGTTATCGAGTACACTTGCGACAATGGTTCGAAGACATGTTATCTTTTGAACCAATATTTAATCGGAGGGGTTGACTACCCCTCTTTTTTTGTGTAAAATAAATGGAGAGAATACATTCTTATGGACAAAGACAAACTAAAACTTATCGTCCGCAACCTTGAACTTCTGGTCGATTCCTTGAAAGCAGAATTATACTCTGATACTCAGAGTTATCTGAACTATGAGGATATAAAGGGTGGTTTACACGATTACGACGAAATCTTTGAGGACGACGATGGATACCCAGATTAATAGAGCAAAAAAACTTGTTAAGTTACTTGAACGACTTGTTAAGCAAGAGCATCTTTATACAGAAGAAAAAATTGTAGAGATGAAAGCACAACTACGAGTCGTCAAAGAAGAAATTGCAGAATTAGAAAAGAAAACTTCGAAAGGATTTGGTAAATGAGCGTAAAACTGATTAGTGTAACTCCTGATGCTGAGCAGACAATGGCATATGTTGCCCGTGTCTCAAACCCTAACAATCAGGAAAATCCTAACTATGCCAAACTTCTGGCATATTGTATTAAGCATAATCACTGGAGTGTGTTTGAGCAAGCATTTATGACATTGGAGATTGAAACTAATCGTGGTATTGCAGCGCAAATTTTGCGACACCGTTCTTTTACATATCAAGAATTTTCGCAACGTTATGCTGATACTAATCTTTTAAATGAGTATATTCCTATTCCAGATCTTCGCCGCCAAGATACGAAAAATCGCCAGAATAGTATTGATGATATTCCAGGATACTTGAAACTCAAACTCCAAGGAGAAATTTCAGAACATTTTGCGGCATCTAACGCCCTCTACAAGCGACTGTTGGATGCTGGTGTAGCAAAAGAGTGTGCTCGCTTTGTGCTACCTCTGGCGACTCCTACACGTATCTATATGAGTGGATCTTGCCGTAGTTGGATTCATTATATTCAACTTCGTTCTGCCAATGGTACTCAACAGGAACATATGGATATTGCACTTGCATGTAAAGATATCTTTAAGCAGCAATTTCCCGCAGTATCAGATGCGCTTGAATGGGTTTAATACTTAATCTAAATAAATTATCTTGAATTCTTAACTTTATGGCAATTTATCCAATTATTCACAAAGAAACAGGTGAAAAAAAAGTTGTTGAAATGAGTGTCAACGACATTATGCAATGGTACAAAGACAATCCTGAATGGAAAAGGGATTGGTCTGAAGGTTGTGCAACTCCAGGAGAAGTTGGGGACTGGAAAAATAAACTAGTCTCTAAAAATCCTGGGTGGAATGAAGTATTAGATCGCGCATCAAAAGCTCCTGGTTCTCAAGTAAAAAAAATCTAGTATGGCAAGAAGAAAAAGAAGCAACATTGACCAACCAATTGGTGTTGGATTGACTGCTAAACAAATGAAGCGTAGAAAACCTTTAAGTTCTGATTATCTGATTGACGTTGATCCTCTTACAGACAATCAAAAACGTTTGTTTGAATCATACAATGATGATAAGCATATTGTTGCTTATGGTTGTGCTGGAACTGGAAAAACATTTATTACACTATACAATGCTCTTCAAGATGTTTTGGATGAGCAAACACCTTATGAGAGAATTTATCTTGTTAGATCATTAGTAGCTACAAGAGAAATTGGATTTCTTCCAGGAACACATGAAGATAAAGCAGATATTTATCAAATTCCTTATAAGAATATGGTAAAATATATGTTCCAGATGCCTTCTGATGCAGACTTTGAAATGCTTTATGGTAATCTTAAATCTCAAGAAACCATCAAGTTTTGGTCTACATCATTTCTTCGCGGTACAACTCTTGATAATTCAATCATTATTGTTGATGAATTTCAGAATCTTAATTTTCATGAATTGGATTCTATTATTACTCGTGTTGGAGAAAATACAAAAATTTGTTTCTGTGGCGATGCTTCTCAATCTGATTTGCAGAAAACAAATGAACGCAATGGTATCGTAGATTTTATGTCAGTATTGCGTAAAATGCCATCATTTGATATAATTGAATTTGGTGTTCAAGATATTGTAAGATCTGGACTTGTTAAAGAGTATATTGTTGCAAAAATGGAAGCAGGATTTTAAATGGAAAAATCTTATGAAATATATTATTCTGCAACATTATTTGAAAAACTATAAAGGTAAAAATTAATGTTTAATCATGTTGATATTGATCTACCAAAACTTGAAAGAGAGACAGTAGATGGTATACGATATTATAAAATTCCAGAAAATGGAGAATTTTTAAAACTATTTTCTATTACTTCAGTCACAAGTCATAAGAATAGGCAATTTTTTGCAAATTGGCGTAAAAGAATTGGTGAAGAAAAAGCAAACAAAATAACTAAAAGAGCAACTAGTCGTGGTACTGATATGCATCTTTTAGTTGAACATCTTTTAAAAAATGAAAGTCTCCCAGAAGTTCAACCAATATCAGAATTTTTATTTAAAATTGCTAGGAATGATTTAAATCGTATAAATAACATTTATGCTCTTGAAGGTTCTCTATACAGCAAAGTTCTTGGAATTGCTGGAACCGTAGATTGTATTGGGGAATTTGATGGTGAATTGGCAATAATCGACTTTAAAACATCAAAAGAACCAAAACCTAGGGATTAGATCGAACATTATTTTGTTCAGTGTGCTGCTTATGCCTGCATGTTCTATGAACTTACAGAAATCCCCGTTAAAAAGTTTGTAATTATTATGTCATGTGAAAATGGTGAGTGTGTGATATATGAAGAATATGACAAATCAAAATATATCAAATTACTCACGGAGTACATCAAAGAGTTTGTTACCGATAAATTGGAGGAATATGGAAACAAATAAAGAATTAAACAAAGTAATAGAAAGTAAATTTTTAACGCCATCAAAATTTGCGTTTGAAATTGAAAAAATAGTAATTGAAGAAAATTTAAACTACATTGATGCTATTTGCCATTATTGTGAAAATAATGAAATTGAGGTAGAATCAGTAGCAAAACTTATTTCAAAATCTTTGAAAGAACGTCTAAAGTGGGACGCAACTCGTCTTAACTTTATGAAGAGAACATCAAGAGCAAAACTGCCACTCTAATAAATAAGATTATATTGTTTTAGAGCAAATGAAAACCTTCTCAGAGTTTTGTCATAACTTGCAAGAAGATAGAAATCAAAGATTTTATAATCAAATCAAGCAAGGAGCACTCGCTGCTGGTGCTTCTCCTGTAGAAGCTGATACTATCGCTGCTCAGGCATCTCTGGAGACTGGATATGGAAAATCTCCAAGTGGTTCCTTTAACTATTTTGGTCAAAAAGGAACTGGTCGTGAAAACACTTCTAGAATGCCAACAAGGGAAGTCATTAATGGTCGCAGTGTGAGGGTAAATGCAAACTTCAAAAACTATGATAGTCTAGACGCTTCTATTCGTGATAGAATGAACAAGTGGAGTTATAAAACTAGAGGAGCAGAGAGTGTTGAGGATGCTGCCAGAAGACTTCAAATTCCTGGTGGAGGTAGAATTCCTGGATCTAGGGAAATAAGTCATGGTGCTTATGCAACTGACCCCAACTATGCTTCAACAGTTGCTAGTATTGCAAGAACTTATGGTGGCGGCGGGGGAAGACTTCCATCTCTGAGATCAAGATCAAGATCAACA